GCTAGTAGGAATCGAACCTACACTAAAGGAGTCAAAGTCCCTTGCCTTACCATTTGGCGATAGCCCTATAATAATTATGTTCAACTTGCCAAGCAACAAAAAAGGACAGCCTAAAACTGTCCTATTGCTCTTGTTTATTGTGTTTTTTAACTTGCTGGTAACTTTTATTGCTACCTCCTAAGGCACACTCCCATTTTGGGCATCTGATTGTATCAAAAAAGCACCCCTGAATTTTACTCCTAAAGGTGCTCTTAATTATCAAAATATGTCTTTAAATGTTCAATCGCAGCTCTATTGTCAGACTTAATAAATGTGCCATAATCCATATCTAATATCAAATCAAAATTATATCTTCCAATACTACACTTGTATATATTTTCAGATGGTCCTTTTAATTCATCTTTTATTGTAAACGATTTGTCCTTCTTAAAAAATTCCAACACTTCATTGAATATAATTTCTTCATCAATTCTCTCATGATTAGAAAAATAAAGACAATTTTCATTATTTCTTAGTTGAAAGATTTTCATATTTATCATTCCTCCAATCCCGCTTTCTTATCATACTTCTTGTTGGTTGTTTGGCTACTCCTGATAATATCTTTATAAATAGCATCACCTTTTAAGCCGTACTTTAACTTTTTGTATTCAACTAATTCTTCAAAGGAGATATTAGGATGTTCACTGTCAAGTCTTTTTCTTTCTTCTTGGTCTTTCATTAAATCTCTAGCTTGAGTTCTGTATGTATTCCTAAGCTCACAAGCTTCTCTTGCCTGTTCTTCAAGTGATTTTGTTTTATCAATTATATTAGGTATATTTTCATCATGATATTTATACCATAATCTAGTTTGTCTATTGCTAAGTGTACCTATAAATAATTTCATTCTATCAAAATCCATTTTAGGCAATTCCTCTTGAACCTTAGACTTTATTTTATCCCATTCCTCACTATTAGTATACTTTATTTTCTGAAATTCTTCAAGACTTTCAGGAGCATTTTTACCCAAAATATCTTTATAATTCTGGTACTGTTCATTATCTGAATTACGGTATTTTGCCCCTTTTTCATATAAATTCCAAGCGTCTTGACCTTTCTCCTTAACAAATTCCCTTTTCCATTCCTCATATGTTTTAGCCTTAGTGTAGTGAGTTTTCCCGTCCTCTCCTCTGTAGGCTCTTTCCTCATTTTCAGTAAATTCGTCATCAAAATATGGAATAGTAGTACATCTGCATCGTGGGTGAAATGGTGGAGAATTAACGCCAATTACAACATCTTTAAGTGGGTAGTGCTTGCCGTCCAAACCACCACAGGTAGCACAAGTAACGCCGTCAAGAGTGCCAAGTATTTCGTATTCTTCGACATCTAATTCATTCAGACAATCCTGTGTAGCTTGCTCGTTAAAATAATTGTATTCACTTAGCATTAAATCCCCTGTCTGCTTTAAACTAACTTTAAAATCTTTTGCAAGAGCTTCTGAATACTCGTTAGGGTTTCTTCCGCGTGATACACAATCTATTAAGTCCTTATGTATCCTGTTTACTAGCTGTGGTCTGTACTTTCCCCATATTCTTTCGGAGAAATTGCTACCGTCATCTGCCCAAGGTTTTGAAATAATTTTTTCAAGCAAATTTTCGTCGATTTTTGAAAAGTTAGAATACACACCAATACCTGTTTGAATATTGTATGCTGTTTTATAATATGTTTCCTCATATACCTTTTTCATACACTCTTTTACTGTTTTATTGGTATCGGTAAACAATTCATTACAAATAGACAACACCTGTATTTTAAGGGCGTTAAGCCTACTAATATGGAATTTTGCACTGGCATTCTCGAGTTGTTTTTCTACATAAGGCACTTGAGTAATAGCAGCCTCAATACCTTTTCTGATATATTCTTCTACATCCCAGTTAAGCTCGTCCAACTCTTTTTTCGTCATTAGTTTTTTAGCTTCTGCGACAGTCAGACCATTATTTTTAGCAAACCTATACCACCAATATTCAATTTCTTTTTGAAGCCTTATTCTGGTTGTTAAAAATATCTTTTCAATCTCGTCTTTACCTGCTTGAGCTGTAGTTCTTGAGTTGTTTTCATTTTCAACAGCCCTCTTTGCCCAGTAATCACTATTCTTCGCCAATGCTGTCACCAGCCTTTATGTTGTCAAGTTTAATGCTGTATTCCTCGTCATTTTGCTTTTGTATAAGCTCCATTTCAGTACTGACATCATTAACCCAAGGGTGGTTTTTAACAACTGTTTCTTTGCTCAATACATTTAAAGACTTAACGCAGTTATCTATTGCCTCACCCTCATTTATAAGCACATCACGGTTAAACACAATCTCAACATCTTCCCCAAAGTAATCACCTTGTCCCGTCTGGGATAAATAAGCATTTACAAACCACAACAGCCTTTGCAGGCTAGCCTTGTATTCTGTTTCCATCTTGTTGGCATCAAGGTCAATATCTGAGTACATACTCTGTATGTTCATTTGATTTGCGTTACCACTCAACCTATCGTCTTTAGCATCATACCCCATAGCGTTCTCTATTATTGCCTTTTTAAGCAAATCAATAATTACCTTGTAATTTTCAGCATTTACCTGTATAGACAATGTATCTACGCCACCCTGTGAGCCATCAGCAGTTCGTACCTTAACAGCACCGTAAGTAGACAAATTCTGTCTAAACTCTCCTAAATTTTCACCGTCATAATTCTTTAAAACTAAAATAGTATTTCTAGGGTCTTCTTGCATACCGTTAGTGTAATTGCTGAGCATAAGATTAAGTGCATCTTGCAAACTCTTAACCCTTTTTAGCAAAGGTAATTCATTTCTGTTTGCCCTAAAAGGTATAAGGGGTATCTTGTCCCAAGCTAAAGGCTGTTTATTGCTATAAAAATAAGGCACTTGCCAATCTGTGCCGTCAGGATAAATTTTTCCTCCGTCTTTTACAAGTTTGGTAATGCCTTTTTCTTCATATATTTCAATTTTTAAAACTTCCTTTTCATTTTTACCCTCGTAGTAAACAACAGGGTAAATTCTTATAGCATAGTCTAATATCGTATGCTCCTCATCTGCCCAACAAGGAATAACCTGCCAAGGTTTTAGTCTTTGCATACTCAAATTGCCAAATTCGTCATATCCCACATACAGCCAACCAATACCACAATTTAGACTATCCTCGCCAACTTCTTGTATAAGTCTGTCAAAGTCAGCATTAAATATTTTATTGTTCAAAATATCTGAATAAATATTGTCTTGAGTATTAAACAATATTTCTTTTCCTAGCAAATAATTGACTTTTTGGTCTACCAGCTTTCCGTATTGGTTATTAACAAGTCTGTCGTTTGGCAGATTAGTTACAGGTGCAAGCTCTCCACCCTCTCCAATAGCCATTTTCTTGTAGTGCAATATATCGTGTACACCTGTATAGTACCTATTGCCTGTTAGCATATCGGCTCTACGTGGACTAGATAAGAAACGAGTTATCTCCCTAGACACATAGTCTATATCCTTTAGCCTGCGTTCTGCTCCTTTACGGATAATGTCATTTATGTACGAGGTCAGCCACCCCGGAAACTGAAAATTAAACAATCTTTTATCACCTCTATTCAAAACTAAATGTCTTGCCTCTTGTATAACCCTCTACGGCATACCTCATAGCGTCCATCAAGTGATTATTCACATCAACAGGAACATTTATACTCTTACCTTCTTTGTTTTTATCCCAACAGTACGAACCAATTTCTTTTATGAAATTTTGACATTTAGGATGTATCAATATTTCAAAGCCTTGCAAAAAGTCAATGCCATTGTTTATACTGTCTTTACCTTTTCTCGCCGGCTTAATACGTCTTATTCCCAACTCCCTAAGCCTGTCTATAGATTTTGGTTCGGAGGAATCGGCTGTAATAATTTCTTTACTATAGCTCTTTTCTCTTATTTTCTCGGCTATCTTTTCATTACTAAGCCCTCTCTCGTATATTTCATCAAACACATACAAAACCTTACCTTTAACATCTATAAGTCCACAGAATAAGGCTGTTGGGTCGTTGGTATAACCGAAATCCAAACCAAATGTACTTTCAATCCCTGGCATTTTCGTAACTTCCTCAACAGTAAACAACCTTTCCTGCCAATTCTCGTAAACCAGCCCGTCTGTAATGCCCCACTCTCCCAAACCAGCTACTTGATAACGGCGTGGGTTGTTCTTTTTCATATCCTCAAACACTTTTAAATCACTTTCATCTAGCCATTCATTACACATATAGTTTGTGGACTTTGCCATTATGTTACTATCTTTTGTATCGAAAAATCTTTTCTTTATCCAATGGTGTTCATTCCAAGGGTTTAAAGTAATTGTTATTTGCTTAAACAGTCCAGGAGGTGTTACACCTCTTATACTTTCGTCAAGCATATTAAAATCATCTTCGGAATCAATTTCATATGCTTCTTCTATCCACAGCCAACATAAACACCCCACATCAACTGTTATAGAAGTAATTTTAAGTGGGTCATCAAGTCCTCTGAAATATATTTTTTGACCTGTTGGCTTATAAGTAATCTCCAAGGGCGACATTTTGCAATCAAAAAGGCTATCCACACATAGCCTGTGAATAGCCCATTTTAATTCGGCATAACAACTGTCTTTTAATGTCCTAAATGTTTTTCTAATAACCAATATGTTAGATTGAGGATATTTCATAATGCGATAAATCAGGTTTAAGGCTGTTGTTTTAGATTTCTTACTAGCTCGTGAGCCTTTGCATACCCTATATCTGCCTTCAAACACCCAAAAATCCTTATATCCTTTACCGACCAAATCTGGGAGGTATATCTTAACATCACTCATCTAAATCATCCTCGCCA